GGAGTCCCGATAGCACAAAGGCTATTAGGTGAAACCTAATTATTGCCGCTACAAAACCTGTACGATTTAACGTGGCACTTGTTTAACGTCAGCCGGTCCACGAGTCCTGACGGCCCCCCGCTAGGGCGACAGATTTGCACTAACGCCGTGGTGCGGAAAACTTAGCTGGATCCCAAACTGAAAACGGGATCAGCTTGCGTGCATAAATTAAATCGGTGGGGTTGTTGCCAAAATCCGCACGCAACAACGCAATCTGCTGCTCTGCAGAAAGGGTCACGCCTGTAAGATTCAACAACTCCGCCATCTGTGTGTCTAAAGCCACGGCGCCTTCATACAACTCCGTCAAAGCATCCTTAATGGATGGTGAAACATTAACAGCCAAAGACTTTGCTTCAGCTGAATTAATTCCCCTGTCGCCAGCAAGCCTGACATGCGCGAGTCCCAGTGCTGAAAAATAAGCACATAATGGGCCACAATCCTTGAAATTGATTGCTCGCGCAAGCATAGCGGCGGCTCCTACCTCAGAAGCTTTATGTGGAAACTGCTTAACCAGTGAGCTGGTGGTCCAAGAACTGGATGCGATATTACGGGCCACCTCCGGCACAAAAACTCCGGTTGGCCCATTCTTATCACATAAGAACTCAAACCCAGTGAACGTGAGCTTATCTGTCACAAAAACCAGCTTCATACGAAAACCTAAGCTAGTCCACATCTTTTCAATCCGTTCTGCATGCTGTGTGAAATCCTGTGAAGAGGAGAGAGCAGAATCATCTCCTTCAAAAGCATATTTGAGATAATACGTTTTCCCATCAAGGGCGGAAACGTATCGGGTTCTCAACGTTCCATCCCTGTTCTTTTGTATCATCTCTTCTGGATTCTCACACAATACACATAACCAGCAGATAAGATTGATGAGGTAGTTAAAACAACTCGTTCCACGATGGCCAGATTGGCGGATGGATTCTATGCAAACTCGGATTGGGGAAATGCAGAAATCATCAACCTTAGCTTTGCCTTTCAACTTCTGCTTCTCCATATCCGTAAGAACCGCATCCATCCAAAAATCAGGGACTTCCGGATCTCCGCCAAGAGTCATGATAATATGCCTCAAAATGCGGTTTTCCGTCATACCTCTGATGCGGGAATTGCAACAAGCATCCCACGCCGAACCATCGCCTTCGATCAAATGCGCATCACCCTGCTTAAGGTGTCGAGCCACTCTTTGCATCGCCTCATACTTAGGGAGGTGCTTGATAGATGCTCCTTCGAAAAACTCGAAAAGCAAATCCTCAAAACACCTAACAGGCAACGACATCATAACTTGGGCTCGATCTCCACACTGGATGATGGGCCGTGGGGCTTTGCCCTTAGCAGGCAAAGCCTCATTCGTTTTGATCTGAAAAGTCTGCTCGATGCGAAGCCGGGACTCGGAAATGGCATCTTCATAAGCGGTTCTGAATCTTTCCGGAGTCCACTTGCTGGAGCAAAACTCTTCAATTAACGGGTTGTCAACTCGCCACTGCTTTATCTTTTCTGGGGTAAACACATTCTTTAGCAAAGCGTTAACGGTTCTCTCGATCTTGCGGATCATCAACTTGCTTGCCTTAAAAGGAAGCGGTTGGTTCCGTTTCGCCATGCCAGCCTTCAGATTGCCCACACTGTTCGCCATCACCTCTGTGGGGATGAGATCAGGTCCGATCTGATAGGCAAGATTCTTGGGCTCACTCTCCAGAATATTTTCACCAAACACCCTGTGTTCTTCACCATAAGCATCAGCGGCAACCTGAGTGCCTGCCATGCCATTATCAGTTCCTGGGTTTGGTGCAGGCTGGGTTAAAGCCTGAGTCAGGTCAGTGTTGATAGATTCAACACCTGTTGCTGGTCGATCCGGCACAACCAAATGGTGGCCTGTTCTTAACTTTCGCGAAGCACCACGTTGTCCAAAACTGAAAGCCTTCATAGCAAGGGGAGCCCAACAGCACAAAGCTTGCTTATACTCCTCCTCACATTCCATTGTTGACAACAATGATATGAAGGAACCGTGGGGTCGGAAGTCAGATCCATTGGTTGTGATAGAAGCACAGTGCAGTGCACGCTCAACTTGGCCCACAACCTTAGAAGGTATGGGAATCTGCACTGGGGGTTTAGGATCAGGATTGCGTTGAATATAGA